ATTAAAGTATATATTAAGTCCGTCGGTGAAATGAGTGAAAGACAGCTTTGTTGTTTTAATTCATTAATTAAGTTGAGTAAAAATGTTTCTGATAATTATCGTTCAGAGGAAATGGGTTTTTCTTCGGAGATAGCATCGTTGATTGTGAAGATTAAGGACATGGTTGCATGTATTGATGATGGAGACGCTAGCAATCCCTGTTTTGGTATTGATGATTTGTTGATGGATCATTCGACTTGGATCAATACCTTATTTTCTGTTGCACATAGAGTGAGTACAGCGGCAGGAATTCCTCCCGAGCATTTATTGGTCGATCTTCGTTCCGAAGTTCTTCCGTATGATCCTTCCTATGGTGTTTCCATAATGGAAATGTTGGCCAAATTGGAGTTTAATCCTGAGTGTGCTAAACCGATTGATATAGCCCCAAAACCGAATTTTCCAAAGCTTCCTCGTGGTCGTGAAACACCTGTATGTGCTGAGTTAGCAGCGACACTACTCTCCCTTGATAATGATTATGGTTATTTGTTTGCGTATCCTTTTTCTTCAGGGTTATTGTATAATAAGGAATTTTCCGTTCCTCAAAGAATGATCAAGGGTAAGTGTACTAATATGAGATCCTATTTTTCTACACTAGCTAGACTTAATTTGAATAAGTGTGATCCCGTTAGGGAATTTTCTGTCAACGGTGTTGTTTTTAATGTGGTTGATGAGTTGTCTCACGCATTAGACTCGATTAATTATAGAATGGGATTGGGATCTGATCCAATTCCTGTTTCTTTTTCTCGACCAGCTATTTATGAACGGCTATCTAAAATGAATACTTCGTTGGGTTGGTATCACAAATTGATTAATAAAGTAACCATGAAAGGGAATGCTCCTGTTTATTCAGTTAAGAAACAGGATGTGGCAGGTTATATAGCAGATGACATTGTAGAATACGTTGCGCAAGTTGAAAAATTTGTCAAGGGCGAGGGTCCAGAGCCAGTTGTTCCAGTGATTAATACAGAACAGATTAAGATTGAGGCCGTTACAACGGATATCATTCATAAGATATTTTCAGCTAGTGATGCTAATTCCGTAAAAACCAAAGAAAGAATTTATTATGCAGCTGGTGTATTTAGTTTTATATTTCAGAGTGTGTTCTTTGAGCAGTTGTCAAAGTGGTTAACTAGTTGGAGAATTGGAATAGGAATAAGGGTCCAGGGCGGTGGAATTCAAATGATGGCTGATTTGTTAGCTGGTACCCCAAAATCTCCTTATTATGATAAGTGGGTAGAAGGATGTGAACGTGCAAGAGAATTTGGTGTTGATCTCTCCATCCGAAAGTCCGGCAAAGGGGATTTTAGTAAGTATGATCAATCAATTTTGGCAATATTGTTGGCCTTCTTTTCGGTCTCTGTTTATCCTTTTCTTGAACCTGTTGAAGGATTATCAAAGGAAGCGTTTGATTATTTATTTCAGAAATGTGTATTTGACATTATTTATAAAATGTGCAACATTTATGGCTTTAATACTGTTATGATGATATGGGGTTGTATGTTTTCAGGAATGTATGTAACCAGTGTTGGTGACTCTTTTTGTTTGGCAATCTTAATAGAAATGTATTGTACTCGATTGCGAACGATGTATCCAGATGACAAAGTGTTGGAGATTGTCATAGAATATGAGATGATGGTCTATGAAATATTTGGTGATGACCATAATGGTTCGTATCCAGAGTATATGGATAAAGTCAAGTTGTATGAATCATCTGAGTGTTCTCTCGATGATTTCGTTCAATTTTGTTGCACTGTGTTTGGAATGAACTATAAACTGGCAGAGCGTGGTATATATGATAATGTTTATTCTATTAAGCAGTATCGTACTGTTGGTGAAGGAATATATCAGCTAATTGAGAGTTATGATGGTGTTAGTTTTATTAAAAATGCACCTGCACATGTGTTCCTGGATCAAGATTATCTTGGTGTTTATCCTTATCAGGAAACACATCACATCATCTCTAAAATGAAGAGTCTTAATGCTAGTGCTAGTGTGCATTTATCAATGTGCTTAATTTCTTCTTTGGCTAGGTTGTGTGCAGGAAATCTTGAAGTCTATTCTCAATTATACATGATCTATTACACATTGAAAGCTGAGTATGGAAATCCAAATGAGGATCATTGGAGGAAATTTCTTGAGTTGAAACTTGGAAGGAGTGTACTTGATGTACAGAAAGCTTATGGTGATTTAGATGTGGTCCCTGGTTTTCCTTCGCTTGTCGAAATAATAGCAGATCAAGATATTGGTTACCAAAGTGGAACTGGTTTTGCTAGAATTTCGGAAGGTGGAGCTGCATTTGATATGTCAAAGGTGTTGTTGAACCAAAATGTTAACAATGTACTCAATGATTATTGGTTGACGGACCGTGCGGATGGTTTTAAAGAACCAGGAGACGGTGCTTTTAAGGACGTTTATGATGCAATCGAGATTGATTGGTAAAATCGTG